TTTTATTTATCAAAAAAATATAACAATAGATACGAGAGAGCAGAAGCCTATAAAGTTAAAGGGTTATGAAATAACCAACGAAAAACTCGACTTTGGAGATTATTCTTGCGATAGACTATTAGCGGTCGAAAGAAAATCTTTGAACGATTTGATTTCTACTCTGTCTTCTGGCTTTGATAGATTCAATAGGGAAGTAGAAAGGGCGAAGGGAGTCAAAGGGTATATTGTAGTAGTTACAGAATGTGATATTAATAAGTTTTTGTCGTTTACTTATTCTAGAGCTGGTAGATTTGCAAAAGCTTCAACAGATTTTGTTTTTCATAGATTTAGAGAGATATGCAAAAATTTTCCAGAGAATATCCAGTTTTGCTTTTCTGGAGGAAGAAAAGAGTCTTCCGAACTTATACCAAAAATATTAGCTTTGGATGTGGATCAGGCTAAAACTTTTGATTTTCAATATTTGATAGAACATAATCTTATCTAATTATGTGGGAAGTAGGAAATCAAGACATAATTATTCCGGATCGCCATTTTAACGAAGAGTTAAAAGAAATGAGGGGCGAAATGGATGACGCTACAGCAAGGATAACACTTGCAAAATTTTTAAAATCCAATATAGGGCTAACTACTGAGTTATTTTTAGGAATCAAGTTAGAGAAATATCAAGAACTTAACATTAAAGCCATGTTTAATAGAAATTTTTCTATGTTGACATGGGGTAGAGGTGCTTCAAAAAGTTTTTGCGCTGCAGTATTTTGCATTCTTCAATGTATTTTTGAGCCAGGAACTAAAATATTAATTGCGTCTGCTAACTTTAGAACGTCTCGTAGACTTTTTATGGAAATAGATAAGATGCTTAATGCTAAGGATGCCGGATTAGCAAAGCAGTGTTTTAGAGATCCTATTAAAAGAAATGACGAATACGTTTATCCGGTTGAGCTTCCAACTGGAGGATCAATAACTGCTATTCCGCTTGGCGGCGAAAATACTAGAGGTTATCGCGCATCTGTTTTAATTATTGACGAGTTTTTATTGATGCCTAAAGATATTGTTGAGAGAGTTCTAATGCCGTTTATGAGTTCTCCTCTTGATGTCGCTGAAAGAATCAGAGTCAGAGAAGTAGAAGATCAAATGATAAGAGCTGGTAGGATGCAGGAAAAAGATAGAACTGTATTTAAAAACGTAAACAAGATGATAACTCTAAGTTCGGCAAGTTATACTTTTGAATACTTATTTGAACTTTATTCTATTTGGTCTGATATAATTAGGGATCCAAATTTACTTAATGATTCCGAAAAAGTAGGAGAAGATAGAATGGAGGCTATGAAAAATTCTACTTATTTTGTATCTCAAATGAGTTACGAGTCGCTTCCCGAGCATATGATAGACCAAGGCGTTATTCAATTGGCTAAAAGCGGAGGTATAAGTCACTCGGCATTTCTTAGAGAATATTGCGCTCGCTTCGTAGACGGCGGTGATGGATATTTTTCTCCTAAAAAGATGACGCTTTGTACAGTTCCAAACGGGCAGTACCCAACTACTAAAATAGCTGGAGATAAAGATAAAAAATATATTTTGGCTATCGATCCAAGCTTTAGTGCTTCTAAAAGTTCTGACTATTTTGCAATGGCTGTAATGGAATTAAATGAGGAAGATGGCACTTCTGTTTATGTTCATGGTTATCAGAAGGCTGGCGCGAGTGTTCAAGATCATATAAAATACTTTTATTATATATTAACACATTTCAATATCAGGTTAGTTATTATTGATAACGCAGGCGGCGATCAATTTATTGAAGCGGCAAATGGATCAGCTATTTTTAAAGCCAAGGGCATGAAAGTTGGCTTTTTTGAGTTTAATTCTGACAAAGAGGGGGAAGAGTATATTGAAATGCTTAAACAAGCTAAATCTCAATATAATTTTGATACGGGAAGTATTTGCATTAAGCAATACTTTACTTCTTCGTTTATAGGAAGGGCTAATAGCTATCTACAAAGCTGTATTGATCACAAAAGGATTTGGTTCGCAAGCGCTTCGTGCGCTCATCCTGATATTGTTAATCAAATGTTTTCATTGAATATTCCAATAGACTATATTTATCCAAAGGGCATAGATGATGCGCCGGAAGACGCGGTAGAGAGAGCCAAGCTTGGAGTTAGAGACTTTATGGAGCAGCAGGATTTTATAATTAAAGACACGAAAGATCAATGCGCTTTAATCCAGGTTTCCTCTACAACTCGCGGAACACAGAGTTTTGACTTGCCCGCTCACTTAAGAAGGTTAACTACTGCTAATAAGCCTAGAAAAGATAACTATTCCGCTTTAATGCTTGGCAATTGGGCTGTTAAGGTTTATTTTGATTTAAACTCCGAAAAGGCTGACAAGCCTCAGTACAATTTTACACCCTTTTTTCTATAAAACGTGTAGAATTATCTAATAATATAATTGATAAATTATCTTTATTGGTTTAAAAAGGAACAAATTAATGTCTAAATCTAAAATAGAAAAAGATGGGTTGTCGATTAAAGCTTCTACATCTAGAGTACCTAAAAAAAACGAAAGGGTAGAAATACCGGAAGCGCTCATGGCTTCGTTAGATGATGGTTTAACAATTTCTCTTGCTTCTACCTGCGAAAGAACGGGAGAGACCTCCATGAGAAGAAATATTTCCTCGTCAATTACTAAAACAGATAGGTTTTCAAATCTAGAAAAGGGGCTTGTTCCGTTTTTTTATGGAACCGGAAAAGGAAATTATGATTCGAATATTTCAGCAAAAGACGCGATTGTGTTGTGTCAAAAAGCTTATTGGAATGTTCCAATTTTTAGAAACACAATAGACTTAATGACTGAGTTTAGTTTGTCTGATGTATATTTAACAGGAGGCAATGAACAAAGTAGAAAGTTTTTTGATTTGTGGCTTCAAAAAATAAATTGTTGGGATTTACAAGATCAGTTTTATAGAGAATTCTATCGTAGTGGTAATATTTTTATATATAAATTTAGAGCTGATTTTGGTAGAGAAAGTATGATGAAAATACAGGAAGTTTTTGGCGCAAAATCTGCTAAAAATGAAATATTATCCGAATCCGCTATTCCTGTAAAATATATTGTTCTGAATCCCGCTGACATAAATATAGTAACATCATCTTCTTTTTTAGATAATGTTTATGTTAAAATTTTAAATGATTACGAACTTCAGACCTTGATAAATCCAAAGACTGAATCAGATAGAAAGATTGCAGAAAAAATACCAGAAATAAAAAGCATTTTAGATAAAAAGGCTACATCCCAAAAAATTGGCATTCCGTCTGGTCTTAATAATATAGGGATAGAGTTAGATAAAGATAGGCTTGTTGCTGTGTTTTATAAAAAACAAAATTACGAGCCATTGTCTGTCCCTATGGGTTTTGCCGTTCTGGAAGATATAAATTCAAAATTAGAGCTAAAAAAAATAGATCAGGCTATCGCTAGATCTGTTCAGCAAGCAGTTCTGATGATTACAATGGGCGATGAAAAAGTCGGAATGCCTAGCGCTCAAAACTTAGCTTCAATGAGGAAGTTATTTGAAAATCAAAGTGTTGGAAAAGTTTTAGTTGCAGATTATACAACTAATGCCAAATTTGTAATTCCAGATATCGGCAACTTACTAGATCCAAAAAAATACGAGATATTGGATAATGATATCAGAATGGGATTAAATAGCATTTTATTTGGAGAAGAGAAATTTTCTAATACCTCTATCAAAGTTAAGGTCTTTTTTGCTAGGTTAAAATATGGCAGAGAGAAATTTTTAAGAGATTTTTTGATTCCGGAAATGAAAGAAGTTGGAAAAGCTCTTGGATTCAAACAAGTGCCGACCCCAAAACTTGAAGATATTGATTTTGAAGATAATGTTTTAATGAGTAGGGTTTATTCTAGACTTATAGAGCTTGGAGTTCTTACCCCAGAAGAAGGTTTTGATGTTTTTCAAAGTGGAAGACTTCCGACTTCTGAAGAAAGTATAGAGTCTCAAAAAAGATACAAAGATTTAAAAGATAAGGGATACTATAAACCTATCATAGGTGGCGCGAAAGAAGGCGAAGAATCTGCCGGAACTGGTGGGAATAAAAATCCGGCTGGAAATTCCGGTCGTCCGGCTGGAACTGGCGGGAATAAACAATCTGTTCCTAGAAAACAAGTTAAAGCTTCTAATTCAAAATTTAGTTATAATAAAATGAAAGAGGTTATTTCGTCCCTGACTGCGCTAGAAAAAGACATCGAGTCTTCTTTGAAAGCTAAATTTAAAATAAAAAAACTAAATAAACAACAAATCGACGTTGTTTCTGATTTAGTAAATTTAGTAGCGCAAAATGAACATTTGCAAAACTGGAAATCTACTTACAAAAAATATATAGATAATCCAACTGCGGTAAGTTTAGATATAATTAATGAGATAGATGAGCTGGCTGCAATTCATGGTTTGGATTCTCGTTCAGCCTGCATTCTTTATCATAGCAAAGAATAAAAATGTATGGCAATTAACAAAATCAAATTAAAACAAATAGACGCCGACTTTCCAGGTTTGGTTGGACAATATGGTTCTGGTTATTTTGCGACAACAGGTCAATTGGCGCTTCTTTCTGGATCTGCCTTAAAAATGTCTGACTTGACTTCGCTGCAAGCGGTTACTCAAACCGGAAATCAAAATATCTCGGGGTTGAAAACTTTTTTTTCACGACCTTCGCTGACTGGAACAGGAATATTATCTAATAATCAGTCTGGATTAGCAATGCTTGGGGAGGTAGTTACTAGAAAAGAATCTGAAACAATAACTGGTCCAAAAATTTTTGACGCCGGGGGCGTTACTTTCACAAACTCAGATACAAATTTCCAATTTCAAAATGTAAATTTTGAAAGTGCTGTTTTTACTTTCGACGCAGATTCAGCAAATGACTTTGCTTCTAGTTTTTCGAATACTTTTGTTAACACAACAAGCAATCAAGTCCTTGGGGGGTTCAAAACTTTCAACGGCGGCATTAGAACTACTTCTAT